TCGCTGAATTTTAGCGCCACGCCGGGTTCCCCGCCCTCGGCTTGCCCGATTAAAGCTACCCCGAAGCCACCCGCTGGATTCGGATTGACCAACGCCGAGTCATCTACCCGGCTGGCCACGGTGGGAGCTACCAAAAACTGTCCACCGAAAAAAACCGGCATAAGTGTTTCCTCCTTTCCTACTGCGTAACATTATTCCCAAAGGTAACACAGGGGTTATAGTTAATTCATGGACTTGTTTCGGAACCTCTCAAACGCTTTGGCATAACTAGTAGCAGTGTCCCGGATTCGCCCTTCCTTCTGCATCATGTAGACGAAACCGCCCATCAACTCGATGGGAGACTTAAAAGTATTGGCAAACTCGGAGAGGCTGATAATAGGTTCTTTCTCTGTCACGATTTCTGTTGCTACGTGTTTCTCTTCTATCTGTTCTTTTGCCATCGGGAATCACCTCCACTCTTACGCGCCGTTCATGCTGACTGCGGTATCCAATGCCACTTCGACGTTCTGGACAATATAAGTGGTCAGGTAACGACAGTTCAATGTAACCGCCCGCAGAAAAACAAAATCCGGAATATACTGGGGGGCAGGCTCAAAATCTCCACCAGCCAACACCTGTTCATACAACCCCTGGTCCGTCAGGTAGCCTCTCTTTTCAAGCAGCGCCTGCTTGGCTATAGCCTGCAGGTAGATTGTCAGATCGGCATTGCCGGCCCATGCTGTTACCCGGTAACTCCCCGTAAACCAGGTGCCCTCCAGACTCTCAACGGCAACTGGGGTTTCGCCTTCATCAAGCAGCAATTCTTCGTCGAGTTCGCTGCCGATGGGGTCATCTATTTCCTGTTCTCCCGCCTGAGCAATAGTTAGGCACGGCATTTGACCCGGTTCGCGTGGCCACCCTAGAAGCACCGGGACGGGCTTTGCAGTGGCAAAAAACCGCTTCGCGTCATTAAGGTTTTCCGCCGGCAATCCGGAAAAGATATCATCCAACAGTGCGGTATTGGCCTTAATTTCGTTCAGCTTTTGCTCTATTACGTCCTTAATGGTGAGTTCCGGTATAGGCATCACGGCTTACACCCCCTACGGCACCGCGTAAAGCAGAACCTTTCCAATGGCGCCGCTGGAGAAGGTAGACACATTTACCCGTACAAACTTCGCCCCCAAGGTAAATTCCTTGAATCCTGCTTCGGTCAGCGCCGTACCTTGTTCAGCCCAGCCTTCCCCATCCAGGCTGGCTTCGATCTTGATGTTTGCGGAAAAGGTACCGGTAGCCTGTACCGCAAAATGGGCGCGCCCCTGGAGATCTACCGCTTTGCTGGGCCCTACGGCACTGGCTACATTACTCAGCAAAACGCTCTCCAGGGGTTCGGTATATTTTTTGAATGCTTCCCGTGCCAAGTAATCTGCGTGCTTGGCCGGATTTTGCAGGTTGGGTTCGTAATCATTGGACATGACTCAGCACCACCTACGGCTGGTGCATTGCGCAGAAGGGCGATCCCGGCAAGGCCGCCCTCTTGCACCGCTCACCGTTTTTATTTATCGCCTGGCACCGGCCGTCAGAACTATCGGTAGCCATGCTTTGGGGTTCTTTTTTCTCCGGTTGAACATTCTTCTCCGGAGATTTATCCTCCGAGGTTTTATCGACATTAACATCTCCGCTGCCGTCTCCATCATCCGCATCCTTGCCCTTATCCGCCGGCGGAGATGGTGATTCGGACTTGGGAGCGTTTGAGAGAACAATAGTTCCTTCTCCGTCGGGATGTTCAAAATCATAGCCGCCGCCTGGTAGTTGCCGCCGGCAGGACATGAGGAAGTTGTAGATTTCTTCTTCACCTTCCGCCAATCCCGCTGCATCAAAGTTTACCTTAATCCGGCGATCACTTCCCGGCAGGCAGACGTTAGTGGACCGGTGCACCCGTGACCGGATCGTACGCATTCCGATCACCCTCCTTTACTGCAGCCGGCCGACGTTTTTAAAGATCACCTGGCGTTCTGGCGCTTTGACTACAAGCACATGATACAGCAAGAGCAGAAACTCAATTGTGGTGCTTACGATGGCTAGTGGAAATTTGATCAACGGAGTCATCTGGGCAATCGCTAAATCTGCCGGATTACGATCCAGCAAGGCCACATAACCCGTAAAAGGGATCCTCTGATTCTTATCCACGTAAGTGGCATCGCCAGTACCGGGCTGCGGAACAACGGCGATAAACCCGGCCTCTTTATAATCGGAGGTTGTGCCGCGGTAAACGCGGTATCCAGTTGCTCCGGTAACACGGGCGATTGTCACAGTGACCTGCTGGCCGACGGTGACCGTCACGGCTTCGGAATCGGTGGTTAATCCTTCACCGGAGTCGTTGATGGCCGACGCAAAGTAGTAATAGGTACCTGCTGCCATCTTGGAACTGCCGGCAGGATTTGCGCTGCCTCCTACACCTACTACCGTTGCGGGCGCATCAGGTGCACCGGCATCCGGCCCGCCGTTTTCCGGATCGTCAACGGCAGTCTTTAAAGGCTTGGAACCGTCTACCTCCTCAAAGAAGACAGAGGGCTCAAAAGGCACGTAGCCGAAGTTGGAAGCATAACCACGCAGCGGTTCGCCAGAGACAAAGGGCCCTCGGTTAGCCTCGATGCCCAGCATGACGCGCTCGGCCTGGAGCTTCAGTTTGGATAAATCGCTCACTACGAAAGGCGACATGAAGGCCTGCACATTGCCGGCGAAGTTTCGCAACTTGCCTTCTTGATAGAGCTTGTAACTCGCCTCTTCGACGTACTCGAAGCTGAAGGGCTGCCCCTGGAGGTCAATGATGTTATCTGGCTTTTGGGTTTCCATCTGGCGGAGAATCCCGTCATAGTTAACCTCATTGCTGCTTTCGTCTGCAATGCGGCCATCGCCGAACATCAGCCAGCGCTCGATCTTCTCCAGCAGTTCCAGAGTACCGTTGCGGTTTTCCTCGGCCACCGGATCCACCTGGGTCCCACCTAACTGACCGGTCAAGGTCATCTGGTGGGTAACCCCACGCCGGACCCCGAGGTACTTATTGTAGACGCCGAACCGCTGGTACTTGCTCACGCCGCCCTGGGGCGTGCCGCCTTCCCGGAAGCCCGGAGCGCTACGACCGCCGCCGTAAGAACGGCGCCGGTTCCATTCGTAATACGGTTGCGCGGAAGGTACTTTGCTCAGCCAATTGAATAGTACCAGGTGCTGTTCCTCGAACAGTACCGAGGTCATGGTGGCGTCCAGGTTCTGCAGGTTAATAGGTTGATCGGTCATGGTTCCCGCACCACTCACGAACTGAGTGGCCAGGGCCTTGGCCAGATCTTCTACAATCTTGTCGGAGGTAAATTGGGGACCGAAATATTCCTTGCCCAATTCCTCGAAGCTTTTAACCAGCCGGCGCTCTTGAAAAGCACCGGGCGGTACCGCTAAAGCTGCCACTGTCATCCTCTCCTTTCTTGTTGCCATTTACTAGTTTACTAGCTCAGATAAGCCTGACGGACATCTGCCGGCAACATCTGTACAATATCCTCTGCCTGGCGGGTATCCAGCAAAGAGAGCCAGCGCGGTTCCAGTTTCCCATCTTCTACGGCCTTCTTCAGGCCGCCCTGAAGTTGGGATTTAGTGATGGCGCCGCCCGTAGCCGGTTTGCGCCCGCCAAAATTAACGTGTACGCCAGGGGAAGTTGACCGCGCCGGCTGACTGGCCCATTCCTCCAGGTTCTTCAGAATGGCTTGCTGGCTCTTCATCATAACCATTACAGCCTGTCCGATGGCGGCCACTTTCTCGTTGATATCCACAATGTCGCCATGGACGTTTGCCAGGCTCTTACCCAATACGTCGGTCATGTGGGCCAAGGCGTCGGATGCCTCAACCACTTCCTCAAAGCTTTCATTTTCCAGAAGGTCTGCATAAAAATCTTCTTGGGTTATGGCCTTGTGTATGGATTCAGCATCCTCATCATCCCCGCGACCGGATTTGTCAATAGTAGCCTTACCCTTGGCGCCAGGTCCTTTAACGGCACGCTTGGACTTAGGTTCGGGGGGTACATCATCTATGTCTTCAACATCCCCTCCCATGTTGCGTTTCTCGTCTTTGCCCCTCTCGATACCGGCCTTTTTAGCGGTCTTATCCAGATCTTCGCTGTCTTCGTCTTCGGCGTCGTCGGCATCGTAATCGGGATCGTCGGTCTCATCATCGTCAACCAGATCCTTCGGTAGCTTCTTGGCCTTGAAAAGGCTGGTCAGGTTCTCAATGGATTTGGTTAACGAATTAATGATGCCGCCACTCTCATTGCCGTCGCCCAGTTCGGTTTCCAGTTCCTCCGCAGCCCTGCGGATGGCCTCATCCTGTTTGCTCATGTTATTTCCTCTCCTTTCTTGGGGTCTTAAACTCCACAGGTAGCTATACGCTTGACCACAGCCTTGGCAACTTCAGGATCCATTCCCTTGCACTTCACCAGGTGTTGGATGGCACCGTAACGGCCTTGCTTGTATCTGCCTTGCTTGTCAAAGCAATCGTTCTGGCAGTCACCCCAGAGGACCGAAGTAATCTGCCCGTCTAGGTTTTGTAGCTTGATCGGTTGCGCACTTTCCGTTGACATAGCCTTTCCAAAGAACGATTTCACAAGTTCGGCATAAGTGTAGGTATTGATAGGTTGGTGAGTCAGGGCCAAGTTGCGCACTACAGCTTTCTCAATGCGTTTACCCTGGCGGGATAATATACCGCCTTCTACTGACCATCCCAAACGGCGTTTGGAATGCGGGCCCGCTTTTTCCATAGCTTCAACCAGGCTCCAAGTCGCATCGGCCCGGGAATGTCCCTCGTACAGAAAGCCTTTGACCCACAATCCTTGTGGTCTTATCTCTACCTCTAGCGGTTCGCCGATGATATTCTCCGGTCCAGGTTGGTGGTCCCAGTTGATAAAGCCTTCCTTTTCCAAGGGGTCATATATAAGACCCTTCTGGATCACAATTTCTTTCTGCAGGTCTTCGTCTTCGGTGGAGGCAATACCTTGCACCAGACGTGCCGGTCCATCACCCTGGCTTTTTTGCAACGGGAACCATAACCGAAAAGGATGCTCCTCCATGACTACACCACCCCGCGCCTGCTCCAGGTATAGGCAACATCCTGCGGCGCAGAACCATTGTTGGTTACCTGGATGGTAAAGCCTGTAGAGGTGAGGCCAGCAGTCAACACTGCTACGGCAGCATCAGCTGTGCTGGTGGATACATCAGGAAACTCGGCTAAGCCCAAATCATCATGCGTGATGGCTACATCCACCGATCCACCGATCGCAACGCCGGTTTCTGTGCCGTTACCGCTATGCGTGACAATCTTCAGGGCGCGGGCCTCTACTGCATCATCATCTAAACCCTTACCTTCCTGAATGTCTTTGATAGCTTTGCCTAACTTAACTTCTTTGGTAGCTGGGCTCTCGTTGTCGAGTAGCCTTTCTTCTCTGGAGTTTAGACTCATCGGTTATCCTCCTTTCCAAAAAACATTTCGCCCGCAATGAGAAAAGCCGACCCTCGGCCGGGGTCACCCCGATCCGATAGCCGGCTTATGCTCCTTCGGTCATTTGACCGAGCCTATGCCGCTATACTGATTCAATCAGTTAAATTATGCCTCTCTAACCGCCGCTGCCAACAAAGTTTGCCGCCTGATAACATGAACAAGAATTCTTCTAAGCCTAGCCTTTCTCCATCCGCTGCCTTACGAATAATTCTCTGCTGTTCCGTTATCTCGGCCACATCGGCAAAAACGGTAATGCCTGATGGCACAACCTTCTCAGTATACCATCCTAAACCCAATCCCATTCTGCTACCCCCTTTCAACTTAGCACGGAAAAACAAAATTAGCAAATGTATGGCACTAATGTCCCGCTTCATTGTCTATCGCACTTATGAAGTATAGCTTGTTCTGCCATAGCATAAGCCCTGCGAATCCATTCGGCGTACTCGGCTTGCGTTATTGGATGAGCATCCTGCCATTCTCTACTCTTTCCAGTTCGTTCGGGAGGTCGAGCAGCACCTAAAATGTTTACCATCTCCTCCACAGTCAGGTTTGCCACCATTTCTCTTCTTAGGGAATTAAATTGATTCGTTCCGGGTTGTTTAGTCTTAGTCTTTTTCATAAATATTGCGCTCCTTTTTAGAGCCGCCCATAGTAGTTCAAGAATGCTGACCTCGCGCCTGGTTTATCTGCTGGCTGGGTAAATCTGTTGAGAGTTATTGGACGCGTAAGGTCTTCAGCTATTTTTTGCGCCCAGACACCCGATATCTCCCCGCGCTCGAATTGGCACCACGGGCAGATAGCTTCCGGAAAACCGTGCTTTTCCCAATGTTCATCGGTTTCCTCGCACTGTGTTTTGGCCTCGGCCACCATAGCAAACCATTCGGCAGTTGTTATCGGCCGAAATGCTGGCTGCTTGAAATGACAGGACAAGCGTGCGAGATCGTAGGAACTTACCCTCTGCTCACGGTGAAAGAGACGGCGTAGGAACTTAAGGAACATGTGCTATCCCTCCATTTCCCCTAAGAGTTCACGAAGATCGTCACGGAAAATAACTTTTATATCAGCGCAATCAATGACTTCAAGGTGAACCAACTCGCTAGGGGACATTGAAGCATATTCTAAGGGTATAGACCCACTTACCGCCAAACTAGTTATCTTACGGGCAATAGCCAGCTTAAGAGCGTGGAGATTTTGTTCCGTTAAAGGTTCTCCTATGTATTGCCTGCGAACCGACTCAAACATTTGCTCAAGCATAAATATCCTCCTTGGGCTCTTAAATCGCTTACACTCTACTCCAAGTAACATCTTCTGGGTCGAAATGGTCACATGACTTAACACCTGGCCGGCATTCGGCATGACAGAAAGGGCAGAAATAGATTTCTTTCTGCTCCATACCCGCCCGCAGAAGCCTGGTTATAGCTTCGTTACGACTAATCCCAAGGCGGGTAGCCTCGGTTTCCACATTCGCCAATATATCGGCAGGTAGATCTATACTGATCCTTGGCTTTCGCATTGTGCTTTTTGCTCCCTTTTCTTTTTAATAGATTCCAGGGTTGCCAGGATTATTTCGTCTTGTTCTGGTGTCGTGGTTGCTGGCATCGGGTGTTCTCTGTTATACCGATTCCTAGCTATTCGCTTCTGGATATCTGCAAGTGCCATAGCCTTCATTGTCTCAAACTTTCGTTCTTCCAACACGGCGTGCATTTTAATTATTACCACAGTTATCGCTACCATTATCCCGATTGCTATCGCTGCTACCTCCATTTTATCACGCCTCCTTTCTGCCTGAATAGGTTCCGGTAGTCCTTAAAACATTGTTTTAATCTTCTTCCCTTAATCCAACCCCGCACAACTTGGCCAATTCACAGTTTGTTTTGCTACTGCGTATTCTATCCCAGAGATTCACTATATCGGCAGCACAAGCACCCGTCATTGTTCTGCTATATACCCAAGCCAGGGAAGAAGCCGTATCCCGGTGTGCGTGGCAACTTAAACGGAGCATCTCGGCCTGCTTACTGTCTCCCACATCATCGGCCTTGCGGGCTTTTCTCAAAAAGTCGTCAGCATACTCCAGTGCCTTGATGCCTTCTCTTTGCAATTCCTCCAATACCTTTTCTAGCATTTACCTTGCCTCCCTTGGTTTTTTATACAACCCTCTAAGGAAATGATAGCATAGGGGCAGCTATGATGTCAACTATCCAAAATAAAAACCTTGGCATTCAGACAGGCCAAGGCCATAAACATCGGATGCTATTGGGCGCCTATATCTTTCGACGCCGCCGTAGTCAGATTATCTTCGACCTCTCTACGCACATAGTTCGCTACGGCGTCAACTACTGGGTTCGGAGGCTGGCCAGGGTGGATCCAAGAACTTGGATCGCTTTGATCACTCACCGCCCGAAAGGTCAAGTAAATGCTTTGCTTGCGCTGTTCATACGCTTTCTGTATCCGCACCATTCCTGCAAACGGGCTGGACTTCCAGGCATAGGTATCTGCCATAGGATTTTCTTTGCCCCGGCGTTCCGCCTCGGCAGCGGTATAGAAGGGGTTCTTAACGGCTCCCGGATACTCGCCGGCCGCAAGCTCCAATCTGGATCCCCACTGCACCTTTCCACCTGACTCTGTTTGCTTTGAAGGCGTAAAGTTTGCGGCGGTCACAGCCTGGGCAATTGAGACGGGCATAACGGGAAAGTGACGGTTATGGTACTGCTCATTCGGCAACAGGTATCTGAAGGGTACGATATTGTATCGCACGCCTTTTTTAGTTTGGCGAGCTTTCGGCCCTTTTAATAGTCCTGGCTTCATGTCAAAGCTGGCGTAGCCTTCCTCAATCATCATGGCCCGGGCATAAGTGCTAATTACCGCACCGGTAAAGGCGTCGCCATTAAACGGATATTGTAAGGCATCAGGGGTGGTCAAGCTTGCGTAATAGCCGTCAGAGAATACCGGCTTAGTCATCCCTGGCAGCAACATACCATACACCGCAGCCTGCCACACTGCTTGGACACGGCGGGTCTCGACGGCAATTTGAGTCTTCAGGTTAGACCAGCTCGTATCTATATTGTCCGCCGCCTTAACCAACTCGGAGATATCCACAATCAGTCCAAACAATTAGGCCACCTCCCGCGGGAATACCAGGTGCCGGCGCCGCAACAACACCCGCTCCCCAAGATAATCGCCCCGTTCAAAACGGATCCCAGGTGGTACAAAACACACCCATTCAAAGTAAGCGTTGTACTTAACCGAGTACAGGTTTCCCGCTGCCGGCTGGGGCCTATCAGCCAGCCAGGTTATGGTCCGGTCGTCAATCGTAAAATCAATATTGGGTTCGTATGAAGTAACCGTTCCCGTTGTCACGTCCACGGTCACGCAGGCCAAGATTTCAGCCGTTTCATAATAAAGTTCGTCTGCGGTGCCCGTGCCCCGTCTAATAAGTTCTCCTTCCCAGGGTTCACCCTGTGCCCAGGTAAACTTGATCATGTCATAGTCTCCAGGTTGCCGGGCCGTCAGGTCAGGGATAAAAACACAATCGCCCGGGCGGGCGATTCCTGTCTCGGCGAGATCCTTTTGCCCCTGGATGCCGACAATGACGCCCCTCATTTCCACCGGTTCCCGGTATAGCCATCCCGTTCCCCCGCAGGCCGGGCAACTGACCTGGGCTCTGTTGGCGTCGCCGCTGGTGGAGCAGGGGCACTTCATGCCAAGGTAATGTATCACCCAGTCGCCGCGGCGCCGGATAAGATCTCGCTGTTTGGGCAGGTTAATCTTTGTATTGCGCATTATCCCATCACCGCCTCAAATAGTTTGCCTACTTGCTGTCTTCGGTGCCTCCTTCGGAGGAATCACGATCACCGCATGGGGAAGAAATGTTAATGCCTGTCTACTGGCGGTTATGGCTACAATCATTTGCCGCAAAGTTTCGTTGGGAAGTTGCTTTATGGCCGGCGTTTCATGACCGTCATGCCCGTCCACGTAGGCCACAAGTCCAGTTTCTTCGATGGTATCGCCCTTAGATATATTCTCCCAGGCCGGACCAATAGCAACCAATGTTATCCTATCGCCTATGCCCTGGCTGGGGTTTCCGTAGGCTACAGTGACCTTGCTCCCGTTAATCTCAAGCTCGCGTATCTTGTCTACAGCGAGCTTTACTCGCACCGTCTTGCCCACGTTATCTGTGGTACGTAACAGGGTATCAAATGGGTCCTTCGCCGTCACGAGGTCCAGATCGACATCAGGAGCAGCCTGCACTACTTCGGTGTTATTCGAATCCTGTATCTCATTAGCTGTACCACCGCATCCCAATAGAGTCAATGCTATTGCGAATACAATGCACACCGGAAGGAGAAAATGTTTCATAGTACCACCACCGGAATTCCTCCAAATTTTTGTTTGAGCCGGCGAAGATTGCCTTCACCAATCCGGTCACCGTAGAACCACTTCTGATGTTCGTCAATGGTGGCGGAATAGATTCCATAGACAGCAGAAGAGGTATATCCCACGCTCTCTGAGATACCGTCACGCCCGATGGATTCGGACGCGTATCCGGCTCGGTAGGCGGCGCCGGCAACATTCAGAATGTCCATGGTTGCTTTTCGGGCAATAGCCTCACGCAGAACCTCCCTTTCTCCGTATAAGTCTCGCAGGCCAAAGGTTCCTCGGAAATGCCAGAAGTCGGGCACATAATCATACGTATAGAAAAGCTGAAATACAGCCGCCCCGTAGAATTGCCAGTTGATGGCTGCCCCCCGACGGGGTACCAGGGAAACCTGCCCTGTCTTCTCGGTCCAGGTGTGCCACTCAGCGGGCACATTCACCACCCGGCTATCCTGAAACCAGCCCTCAAGGCGCTCAAGGAATAGCAATGGCCGATAGGGAAGTTGGATGCTTACCCATTGCAGACGATTTCGCGGCCGGTAGTACGATACTGTTTCCCGCCGCTCGTCATAGTATTCCCCGTCTTGGATATCTGTAACAACAACTATGGGTTCGATGTAAATATTGATCTGGCTCTCCAGCCATGCCTTGGCTTTCCAGAGCCAGTCACGTACCACCTCATCAGTCATCTCGGCATGGTCAATCAAGATTTCGTCCTGTTTAGGGGACTCCGGGAGGTCAAATGGGATTACGTTTACCTTGATGTAGCTTTGGTTGCGGCGATCTTTCAAAATAAGCTCGGCTTCGTCATCCGGAACGACTATCTCTGTGCCGCCGGCCCAGGATAGAGTATGAGCCACGGGATCCCAACTTAATAAAAAAGTCCCCACGTCATGATTCTGTTCGACGTACCCAATGGAAACTCCTGCCACATTAACAGGTTGGTTTTGAGGCAGCAGTATTTCGGCAGATTTAAGAGAGGCCCCGAAAAGCCAACTATCCCGCAGTTCTTTAACGGTCATGATGGATACCGGAATTCGCTCTGCCGCCGGAGTAACTCCCGGGCTGGTAGGGCTATCAACCTGAATGCGGTAAAAACTCTGTGTTACCATTGGTATGCCATGTATGTCCCGCATATTATTCAGATCGAAGGTAAAGACATATCCATGTGAGTAGTCAGCTTCGGTCAGAGTTACCTCTTGCTCTGCTATCAGGATCTGTCTATCCCCTCGTGGGTTCAACCTATACAGCCCGCAGCGAAGTATTTCTCCCGCCAAGCCAGTTGCTGGCAGGGGAGTAGCACGCACGCGCATGTTATTAGCTTGCGTTGCCGCTCCATAGCGGGTATATTCTTTGCGATCCAGCTTGATATTCAGGCTACTAATTGGCACCGGCTTGCACCCCCTTGGAGGCCTTAAGCAATATGGACCTGCGAAGGCGTTCGTTGACTTCCGAATCGGGTTGGACTTCGCTACGACATTTGGGGCAGATTAGTGCCAAGCTGCCATCGGACTTAAGGAGAAGGTAGCGATTGCGCAGCAGGAGCTGTCCACCCTCTATTTCTTTTGTTAGCTTTTCGCGGCAGTTTGGGCAACGCAATGGCCACCCCTCCGATCGTTTTTCTATGTATTCCTAGCCTTACGCAGATAATCCCTGACACCAAGACTCTTCTTAGCCTCGCTACGCTCCTTTACTCCTTCGGAAACATCAATATCATACTTTTGGGCTGCTCGCACAATACGGCGCCAAATTGCCTTGCGCTTTTCCGTGTTGTATTGTAAATAATTCTTGGGCCTAGAGAAATAGGCCATTGCCGCTCTCACGTTCTTTTCGGTATGCAGGGGATATTTATAGTTCTCAGGGTCGGCATAGTCTTCCCGTTCGATTGCGCCTTCTTCCCGATATTCTTTCGGCGGGTTTTGGTGAATGTTCTTCGCTCGGCTTTTCTCCACAGGCACGTAAACTGCCCGCACCTTCTCCTTGGGGCCAACCTCTATTTTTCCATTGACCATTTTGTACAGCACCCTGTACCGTTCGGCGCCTTTCCGCACTATGACATAACCGTGGTAAATGTCTTCAATCCAAGGATAGGAATCCATGACCGGTTCAGCAGTCGTCCCTTTGGCCGGGCCCATGTATTCCTTGATGGCAATATCTAATGCTCCCCGCAGTTCCTCCAATCCTACATCAGGCCCCGCTGCCTTTGGCGGCCAATTATGACCACCCACGAGAAGACCCGATTTCTTAAAAGACCTGATCATATACAGTTGACCATTCCGGCTCTTAGCCAAGCTTCGGGCCATGCTCTTTTCCCCCTTCATGCGCTGATAAATGCCCATAACCAGCCGGTAAAACCGTTTGCTGCCTTCGTTGACACCTTTGTATTGCTTTAAGACAATCTCCTTGGCCCGCTCCCAAAGCTCCTCATCACGTTCGTTCTTTACTACATTGGCCGGCATAAGCCAGCACCCCCTTTCTAATGTTTGACCTCATTGGCATTTCGCACGAAATATACTCCACCGCAAGGCACATGTTCATAATTTTTTTCATCCGGACTAGTTTCCGCTTCTTCGTTAACCGAACAAGGATAACGAACACATTCCTGACAGATTACCATCTCTGCCCCGTAGATCTCCCAGCCTCCGGCCAGAACCAGGGCCCGCTTACCGGTAGCCTGCTCAATTTGCGGCACAAACTGTTGGGCCACATATTGCAGATACTCGTTAGGAGCAGTAGGAGGGGCGGTCAGCACAATCATGTTTTCGATTTCCTGTCTGGTCAGGACGCGATTAAATACCATGACTTGGCCGGCTGGAATAGACCTGGCGATTATCCGGTAAAACTCAGTGCCCATCGGCCTTACTACCCCCTACGGTATGGCGGCCAGCCATATCATATAATAATTTCAAGTGCTCCTGCTCGTCTTGCAGGATGTGGGCTATTACCTTTCGGTCTTTAACTGAAAGGTCCTGCGATCCTAAAAATGCGCTGTAATCTTCGATTGCCTTAGCCTCAGATGCTATTAAAGCGCTGACGGTTTTCGCTTGCATGTCACACTCCCTCATTTCGCCGTCGCAAATATAACCCGCCCGCTGGGATAGAACCGTCAATCGGCTGCATGATCTGCAGGAACAACGATTTGGACAGGTTGTGTTGCTTTAGAATTTGTTCAAATGTCCCGGATAGCCGCTCCATTTCCGCTTCGGAAAAACGCTCAAAACGTTCTCCCTCAGCAAGTTCGGCCGGCAATTTGGTATTGGTCTTCTCGGCCAGACGCTGAACATAAACGGCAAACCACCGGGCAAATGTTTCTTCATTCTTGGAGAAATACCCCAGGCCATATTTCCCCCGCAAGCCCCACGGGGACCCTGGTTTTCCAAGAGACATTATGAAGTCTCTGTAGGCCTGGGTTTCTTTGATCTGCTTCACCAAAGGTTCCAAGACACCGCCAGGAGAGGTTGCATACATCATCCTCTGGCCAAAAGCCAGACCCAATGAATTGTCCACGGCGTGACCATATTCATGATAAAACGGCTGCATACCTTTCTTACTGGAAATGTAAATTGCTTGCTGGCTCGGCATGTAATAAGCCCAGGCTTTCAATTTATGGTCGAATTTGCCCAACATCAACTTTACCCTCGTCGTCCGCATCAAGCTTTGTGGAATCAAGGAAGTCATTACCCGATAAGCCTTTTGGGCTATGGAGGCAATCTGTTCTCTCTCCTTGTCCGTTTCTGTCTCTTTATTGAATACAACCTGCTTAACACCCAGATCCTGCAGTTCGCTTTGAAGAGACGCTGCTATTTCCTCCTTGGCAATCTTGCGTGCCGCCTTGCGTTTTTCTTCAGATTGAATCCGCCGCGCCAACTTCTTCTCCGCTTCTGTGCCCTCTTGGCCAACGGTTGCCCGATAGCGCATCAGTAGTTGATTAAGCTTTTCTGGGTCTGGATCACCTTTCCGGTCTATGGGGATAAGGCGGTTAGAGAAGGTCACCGGTCGTTCCCATTCTCCCTGAACTATAACATTGCCACGCGAATAATTCGTCCAGATATAGTAGGCACTACCGTTTTTGGTAGCTCTAAAAACATACCTGGAGGTAGGAAGTATCTCGTCTGGAGCTTTAATTGGCCGATAGTAACCCAGGTACTCGACTTCACCGCCGTCGACAAGTTCATACCGCGAGTGTCGCATATCTTTGTTTTCTTCCACCCAAAGCGGAGCAGTGGTGACTACATCCCATCGAAATAACGGCTTGATAAAACGCTGGTAAAGGGTTTCGATCTCGGCCTTACTTAACTCTCCTTCACCCTGGCGCTCGATTTCAATGCTTTTATGGGACTTGCCGTCATTAAGGTATATCCGGCCTTTTTCATCCCTGGGCACTACAACAAAGGCATCCAGGTTGGGGGCAAGGAATTTATAACCCCAACCCTTTTCTGATTCGTAACGGTCTACGTAAGTATTACGGCCGCCCGGTAGAGAAGAGAAAATGGCTTTGCTTTCTCCCTTGCGCTGGATATGGTGCATTATGTCAAGGGTATTGATCAGTGCGCTGTTTCTGTCCGACCCAGGCAAGCGAAAATGGCCTTCCTTGATGGTGGTTGTTTCCTGTTTCTGCTGTGTTTGGCCATGGCCTTGTCTGCCAAGGGCCTTCCAGGCTTCAGGGTCGGAGATTTTCTGGCCTTGCATTTGGCGTGGCACATTGCCGCCTACTATACGACCATCGCGGTCAATCATGATCCGCCGGCGACCAGCATCGGGTTCCGGATTCTGCTCTTTGGTTGGTATGGTAATCCAGCGGGCGCCTTCCGGGATCTGGGTTTTAGCTTTACTTATCCCGCCATCCAGAGTCTGGGCCAGTACGTGATCCCATTTCTCGTCGCTCCAACCCAGCACTTCCTTAAAGTTTTCCTTACTTACGTCTAATGCGGCCTTAAGGGAATCTTCCAGCCAGTAAGCGCCTACGTCTGGCATCTTTGAGGCGATCCGGCGTGGCTTCTGGCCGGGTACCTCTAAAAAGTATCGTTCTCCCCAGCCATCGTTAACCCGCCAGAGTACCCCTTGACGGGTCTTGGCCACCTTTTTTATGGTATCCGGTTTCTCATCTGCGGCGATCTCCGGCAGAGAGCGCCAAACCTTCAGCACCGTCCCTTTAGACTTAGATAGGGGAAAAATGTTCAAAACGGTCCTGTTGAACGATTTCATCACCGGGATGCCCCGTTCGCGGAAACTGGCATAACCATCCTTGGCAACGCCTATGACATCTAGGATTTCGATGCCCGCCTGGGTCATGGGTTCGCGCAAATGGTCCAGAATGTTGCTAAGCACAGCATTATTGGTCACAGCCGCAGGAGGTTCTTGGCCGGCTGCAAGAATCGTGGCTGCCGCATTATCCTCAATGGAGTATCTGGCTACCTCCCTGGCTATATCTTTGGGTTCGGTGGCAGTGATGTATCGAACCGAATTAACCTCGTTCTTTGTGTTCAGAGTTAAGAGCATTACCTGCCCCTTCTTGCTGCCTAAAACTTCTTGAGCAAGAGCAGCGGCCTCATGAGGTTGGTTAATGCTCCTCTTGCCCAAAACCTCTTTCTTGGAGCGAGGGGTACCCTGTCTGACACCGACTTTTTTTATCCGTTGCGTTCGTCGCTCCTGGAACGTGGAGATAGGAAACCTATCATGAGCTATATATGCTTGGCCACTAGCCTTATCGACATCTACATGAGTAAATTCACCCTTGCCAATGACTAGATGGCCAGCGAATTCAATACCCAAGGTGTCTGTAACCTTATGCAATCTGTGAGTAACCGCAATATCTTCTTGCGACGGGCTGCTGTTGCCGCTCGGGTGATTATGCAGGATCCAGATTTTCTTAGCATTGGCCAACACGCTGGTTTTAAGCACTTCACGGGGATGCATCATGGCAGAGTTCAATGTACCAACCGAGGCCAGATGCACATTGAGGATGTTATCATTTTCGTCCAGGTTAAGTACCCACGCCTGCTCCCGGTCCATATCAGCGATGCCCTCAAATATTGTGGCCACATCATCAGGCCCCGCTACCGTGGCGCTGGGTACCATCAAGGAGCCCTCGCGCTTCAGCTTTAGGCGAAGGGCACTCTTGCCTCTAACCTGATTTTCATAACTTACATCTCGTGCTTTCGTGGACCTTTTAGTAGTGCCTTCTCGCTGTTTCGCTTCATTTTCTACGGCTATTTTCTTCAGATCCGGATAATCCTCAAGAACTTCGGGGGGCACAGGTCTACCAGCAGCGACAGCATCTTGAATTATTGTCTTATGGTCTACGGCATCATCAATTTCTCCGGCGATTTTATCCGTTTCAGCCTTGGCCTGCCGATAGCGTTCTTTAATCTCTTTGGGTACTTTCGTGGATCTTAGTGCCGTTTCCACGGTCTGGGGGACCATCTCTAATGCCGCTCCCAAGGTTGACATACGGGTTCCCAAATCAAACTTCTGTTTTTTGTATCCAGGAGCTGATTGTAATAATTTCATTTGTGCTTCCGCTAAATTAGCCCTGGCCCTTTCATAGTTTCTCATGAGAGGATGGTCTTCTGGTAAACCCATTCCTTTGGATTCGTACTCTCGCCGCGTCATTTGCCAGGGCTGTTTCGCTTTGGCCGATTCCTTTGACGAATCCTCCCTCCAGAAGCTGGTAATGTGTCGGTTGTGGAACTTCTGTGGTACTCGCCCGCCTATGATGTGGCCGTCTTCGGATATCAGAATACGCCGGCCGGCCAAAGGACTATTAGGGTGCTTATACTTAGAGATCGTAATCCACCTGGCCCCCGCAGGAATAGGTTTTGATGATTTTAGAAAGATACTCAACCCAAAACTCCTCCTTTCATGCTGCTGGCCAAGACAGTCGCCAACCCTGCGCCTCAACCATCATTTTTACCGGCTCCCATGGCGCAATCCCAAGGTGTTCGGCTATGTTCTCAAAATCGGTCAACCGTCGAAAAGTTATTTCATGAGTCAAAGGATTTATGGAGTAATCATCACAACCGCACCGTTCCAATACAGCCACCAGTTCTGCATGGGTCATCGTCACGCGCCTCCTTAAGATGCCTGAAGGCTAATCGGTTTCAAACCAGGGATTACCGGTCGCGGTCGGCACCTGCACCAGGGATGCACAAGAGCCCCGGGCATCCATCCCTCTTTAATGTCCCCGATTTTGGAGGCCTTGCGATCCACATTCATGCCCCCGGTTTCCGCGATAATCCCCATGATTTCCTTTAACTTAAAGATCTTCGGTGTAATGCCATCGGGTTCTAGGTACAAGGCTTTGCAGTGCCTGCAGGCGTCCGGCTGCACCAGATAATAAATTTCCTCGACACCATCTTCCTGCAGAGATTGCAGAGTGCCCAGGTTCTGGCTATATCTCGTTTCGCTGACGGCCACCCGATGCCAGTCACGGGTAGGATCCTCTTGCCGGAAGACATTGTGTATTTCGGTGGACAGCTGGCGCCACGAGGTTGCTATCTTATCCGCGGGCAGAGTTCTGAGTTCGGCCCAATTTAGTGTAAGTAAACCTTCCGGTGCAAAGGGCATTTGTTTTAGATCCCTGGCCATATACTTGGTGACTATATCCCGCAGGACTCGCTTGTTTTGATTAAGCGCCATAGTGCCCGCCTGCTTGGCCAACTGCTCCCCATAGCCAGTAATGTAAGTCGCCGCGTTGCCGCGGGCCATCTCAATTGCCAGTTGGTCAGCTCTGCTCAAAGGAAGTTGCCTGGCCAATTGCTTCATGTGCTCGTAACTATCTCCGTCCCGCAGGACCTGGTATAACCGGCCGGAAATGTATGCGTCTTCGATGCCGCCGGCCAGATTAACATCGGGTAGAATTATTCCAGATCGTTTCCAGCGCTCTTCGATAGCTTTCGGGATGTTCCATTGTTCCGTCCCTCTAATTCCCAACCCCATGGCTCTCTTGAAATGCAACTCGATCAATCGTTTTAACTCGTCTATTTCGGCCTGCGATAAGAGTAGGGGGGGGCGTGGAGGGGATTTTCGTAACAACCGGCTTTTGTTCAAATCCCAACGGAAGCGGTAGGCAAACCATTTTTCAATGTTCCGACCCAAGATGTCCAAGATAGTCTTTACCCGGCTTGTCATGACTTCAACGATTTCTCGCATATAGCGATCTGGTATCTCATACTCCTGCCAAGACTTGACCAACATCTCCATCACGGGAGCAGCCACATCTTCAGCTAGGGCGACGGTTGCCAGGCTTTTGGCCAGCTCCAGTTCCGAGAGATTATGTCGCACCTCGATTTTCACAGCCGTGCCGCCCCCTCTCGCATGGCGTTATCTCTTTCAGCCGCCCGTGCCGCCTGCCATAGAAACACTATTCGACCAGCCCGGTCTGGTAGTATTCCCTCTGATCCCAAGATCACGGCTCCGTTTTCTACTCGAAAAGGCGCTTTTTCCTCCGGGTTATACTGAAAACCCCGTACGCTCAACACCGTCTCGGTCGGCATTTTCTCCAGCGTATTCCGGATCATGCCGAGCAGCCACCCCTTGAGGGCCTGGCGATTGACAGCCATTTTCTTGGGCAGACGATGGTCTTCAACAGCCCTGGCCAAGATTTTGGGCGAAATGTTAATAAGATCGCCATCAGATAAGCCGGCTAACAGCTCACTGATATGGTGTTCTTTTTGCTGGGCCGCGGTCAGTTGTCGCTTTTGGAGTACCACCCGAAGGCCTTTACCTAACTTGCCGGGCCCGACCTCGGGTAAGTCGCTGTTATTCTCTATACCTGCCTCCAGGTATTCCAAAAGCTGCTGAGGTACATATACCCGCATTGATGGTTTACCTTGATTATGGTAGGCCGCCGCCCGGTGATTACCATCCGCCAGTCCCAGTTTACCGTTGTCATAGAGTGCATCAGCAATAGCCGGCGTAACCGGCCCTCTATCATTCAGGTGCTTTAGCAGCCGTCGAAACTTGAAAATATGAAAATCAAAGTGATTGACCTGCCCCCGAACTTTTCCGCCGTGCTCGCGGTAATAGGCCAACCGTTCCTTATCAAGGGGCCGGGTTAACTCGCTCTTGATCGCCTTGATGGCCGCCTGCCTCTGCGCTTCCGTTTGTGGATTGATGCTGCCAAAGTTAAAGCCGCCCCAATCAATTTTGCCATCAGTGGCATATTCCAAAGCGGCCAGGTAGCTATCCCAAACGTTAATCTTGGCCATGGGAACGCAGGTTAGAACTAAGGGTCCATATTTCGCCACCAGTGCCCGGATCCTGACTGGCTCCGTATAACCAACCTGCCGTGCGTATTCGTAAGCTTCTCTGCCGTCCAACATATGTTTAAGGCCCATACCCGCAAACCTCCCAGAAGTTACAATAGCGCAGCGTATTTGAGCATATCACGGCGCTTCTGTCTGGCTTCCCACCGTTCCAAGGCTACTTCTTCAATGCTTTTAGGGTACACGGTGATCACTATGTGTGTCTTCGTATCCGCCACGGCTGCTATTTCGCGTTCCTCATCCCAGACCTCTTTTATATCTCCTTCGTCATGAAGTACTTCCAAACTCCTATAGAATAAAGCCAATATAATCAATGCCGCTTGGCCGCGGCCGGCCTCTCTGTCTATTCGTTCGATATACTGATCAACGGCATGATGGCTGGTCTTCCACTCCTTGTTGCCGAGATAAATGCGCATGGCGTTCACCTCCGCCATTAAGCGCCGATTATTTGGGTTTCAGTGATTCCCATGAAGGTATAGCCGCAGTGTTTATCCCTCCAAGTGAAAGGAGTAGGAAACTCGCGGCATAATTCTGGCCTGGAGGTATAAATGGCGCAACGGGTTTTTATCTCTGGCGTCCAGACCGTCACTTCTTTCCTGTTGTCGTCAACAAGATGCCGACAACGTAAAAGATGATAATCCATGCCCAATTTACGACCATTCAGATCCTGCTGCCCCGGTAGTTCTCTTTGCGGCTCACTTCGGCTTTCCTTACCAGGTTCATAGATGGCCACATCCAAGGGCAATCTATATTTTGCCAATGCTTCTGTAGCGGCCTCGTAAGTAAGAGGACTGCCATTAAGCCAGAGCACAAATCCAATACAACAACTGCCACATCGCCGGCAAGCGCCCAGGCGCCTGTAATCAGCCATCTTAACTCACCACCCTGATCTCTAAATACTTATCACTCCCGAACGACTTGCTCTTGTTGACGGTCTCGGCCTGTTGATCCTCCTGTTTCTTATCGCCACCCGGTTGACCTACATCTGGCTGGTAATTACCGTCCCCACTGGATTGTTCCTTGGTTTCATTTCGGTTGCCGTCCGTCTGTTCCCGCCCCGGTTGGCCTTGTTGTTGTGCGGCCGCCATGGCCTGGGCCTGGAAGTAGTAAGGGTTGTTAATGTACTGGCCGGCGCCATTGGCCAGTTTGCTTAGTCCCTGACGGGCCCGTACTTCATCTACCGTCAGATAGGCCTGACCTTCCACATTAAGGCGGTCTACAACGGCCTTTTGGTCTTCCATGTTTAGGCCCGTCCAGATCACTCGCAGGTCTGGATATCGCGGCTTAATAATCGCCCTAGTTAGCCATTCAGCCATGTTCTCCAGGATGTCGCCAAGGCCCTCATCCTGGGATAGATTGATCAGTGCCTCGGCATTCTGATGACTGAAAATAGACTGGCCGCTACCAGCATCGGTACTAAAATTGATAATACCAGGGTGCATCCGGTAGGCTGCCGCTTTCAGGTTGATGACGATGCGAATAAGCTCGGCAAACTGCATATCCTTAGGCGTATCGCGCAGCTTCAAAAGTTTCCCGTCGAAGGATTCTTTATCGCCGCCAGGTACCACCGGCAACCGCCAATTTTGGCCCGGCCCTACATCACCGAGGATCTGGCGCTTGAAGGCTTCTAACCCTTCCGGATCGTAGTCCCCAAGTAGGACTAGAATTGCCTCCGGGTAGTTTTGCTTAAATAGTTCAGTGTTGTATCGCCAGGATTGAATAAAGGCGTCGGTGAACTCCAGGCTCTGTTCAAGAGCCGAAATGCCATAACCCCAATAGTCAATCTCTGAAGCGGGATTGGTGATATCTACAGACATCTCATCTTCGGTCCAAGCCGCGACTATTTGTTCATCAATGACCTGTATCCAGGCCGCCTTTGTAAGGTCGATGTCATTGGCGTAGGACATACGTTCGGCTGCTCTGTCAATATTGGTTTCGCCGTTTTCCACCATCCAAGGGAGCAGGACCTGCAGGCGGGGACGGACGGTAGCGGGGTCTATGTAGTGATATTGCACCGGCCGGCCGCGGCGGTCCCGGTAGATTACGATTGCCTTGCGATCCAGGATCAACTCGTCTTTAGCGGCTTCCACAAAGAAATGTTTTACGGTAGAATGCACTTCTCGCGTCGGTGTTTCCAAAATGCGCTCTACCTCGTCACAGCGCTTGTCAATGTCCTTTTGCTCGGTCGGGGCAGGTCTGAAATTCGGGTCATTCCATTGATCGTGTACTACTTTAAAACCCAGTTGCCGTTCATTGAGCGCCCGTTGGGCCATGTGCCTAACCTGCACTACCCTGGCCGCAATGATAACCTTATCGATAGGAGAGCCCTTGGCCACTTCTCGCAGGAAGGCAAAGGAGGGGGTACGGATAGGCTTCTCTTGGCCAAACAGAGCCGTCTGGCGCCAACGGTTATAGTTGCTGAAGAAACGGCCTCGTTTCTGGCGCTCGCTTTCTTCGGCCTTCGCCTTCATTAGTTCCCATGTCCCGTCGGGGACCATAATGCCGCTTTTCAATTGGGTATATCCAGGCAACACGGTCATAAGCTAGCACCTCTCCGTTCCGGTTTCGGCGCCAAGGCCTGCTCTAGGCGTTCCAACTCCGCACGCTGTTTCCCGTCATAGCAATCAGGACAGCGAATATCTTTGACTTGACCGAATTGCACCAGCACATACCGGGGGCCATCCGCAATCCGGCTGGCACACTTGCCGCACCGATATGGTTCGCTGTTTTCCACCTGTTGCCACAGGGCCAAACGATAAGGGTTAAACATTAGAACCACTCCTCGAAGGCTTTTTTTCCGCCGCTGGCGCATTGAATTGCATTCTCGAAAGCATCCAGCAAGTCATCGGCCGGGCTATTCGGGTACTGCACCGCCTCGTTGTAAAATTGCTGGAAGTACTGGTCCGGCTGCCGCGTATTGGGATCACCCTTGATCCAAACCTGCCCGTTCTCAAAATACACCGACAGGGCGGTGATCCTGGTAAATTTGGCTCCTGTATTACTTAGTTTTTTGACCGGCAGAACCGCCTTGGCCAGCATCGTTACGCCCTGGGCCAGGGCTTTCTGGTATCCCTGTTTTTCAATGCCTATCTTTCGCGGATGCCAGGCATTGGCTTGTTCAATGATTAGTCGCACCTGCTTGGGAAAGTCTATTTTGCCTGCATACGGCCAGAGAATAACGATATCCTTGGTTTTAGTAACGCCAATGGTCAGGTGGGCAAAAAAGTGCGCACTGGCCGTCTCTTCGATTGCCGGGTCCACGCCTTGGAATATCTCCAGGAGTTCGCCCTTGAAATACCACTTGTTGTTCTTTACCTCCAGATCCTGTTTTGTGTAGAACCGCCACCACTTGGGAGGGAATATTTGCGTTGTTTCATCTATGGGCTGGTTCATGTACTCCTGGTTGTACTTCAGGGTACCTATTTGCACCCGCAACTGGCGCAGTGTCTCCAGCGGATAGCGTGTAGGCCAAAGGGATGCGCCGTCTTCTTTAACAGCCCGGTATGTTTTCTGAATGTAAACCGACGCATGTTCGGCTTTAGGGTTTAACAGCTTAGCCAGCAGGCTGTCGTAGTGAAGGATAGTACCTATAACAATCAGGTCACCCTCCGCCGGGTCCAGCATGGGAACCACTACGGCGTTGAACCAGGCCCATGCCTTGGCCCGGGCGTCCTCGGTGATAACGTGGTCGTCATTCTCCACGTCATCTAGAATGGCCAGATCCGGCCGGTAACTCCTGTACTTCATGCCGCGCAGCTGGGTACCGGTGCCGCGGACCGTAACCCTGGTCCGCCAAGTAACCACCGGCTTGCCACGGAGAGAGAGCACCGGCAGGCCATCCTCATCCCGCTGGCAGTGGACTACTATGATGTCGGTATTGGTCCACCGCTCGCCGTAGAAGTCGCCCTTTAGATCACCGAAATCCTCCTGCAGCCTTTCGTTTTCCTCGATTTCCTTCCGGACATCTACCAGGAACTGTTCCGCTGCTGTTGCCCGATTGGAAATGATTACGGCAAAGCGTTTCTTTTGGTAACACAAGGCGTGAATAAGGTGCAAAAATGTTATCCTGGTTGACTTGGCGAAACCGCGGGGGGCGGCTACCACCAATCCTTTTTTCTCACCACGGATCCGCATGTCTTGAGCTTCAGATACTAAATCGTCTAACTCAAAGTGAAACTCCGGCGTTTCATCTCTAAAGATATGGGGAAAATAATACCGGGCGAAAAATTCTAAGTCGGTTTTACCCCTCTGAACCCTCGCTTGACGCGCCAGGTTCCTGGCTTTCCGCAACAGTTCCAGCTTCCAGGCCGTCGGCCAGTCTTGCCAAAGCCGCGGTAACTGCTGCATTTGCCGCATCAGGTTGGCCGCCTGCTCCTGAAGCGCCGCCTTGTAGGACTGCGGCAAGTCCCGTGAGAGCTGCTGCAATTGCTCGGTCAATTGTCTGGCTGGCTCGCTCATCTAAGGTCACCGTCGCTTGCATATTGCCGGTTAGGTTGGCGTCTATCTTCTCGACATGGTTCCACCTGCCGGATTGTTTCAGGCCAATTTCAATAGCCTTCACGTCGCCCATGCGCATCCGCTTGGCCAGGGCTTTGATTGCGGCCGGCGTTTCCGACCAGAGGTATTCGTCCACCAGGGTATTAACCGCTTCTTTAAAACCAGGCAATTGCTTGTACCGGGTTACGGTTTCCGGCCTCACCTTTAATACCTCAAGCGCAAACTGCTCTTGTGTCATCTTGACGCCGTTCCATTCCTTGCCAGCCGCAAGGAACTGGATAAACTTGAGCACGCCTGGCGGGTAATTGTAATTGAGATCTCTTGCTGTTTCCTCAGATACTTTCCGCGGCTTTTTCTTTTTGGCCGCCATAACGCATCTCCCCCTGTCAGGGTCCTTGGCGGCAATATTTTCCTACTTCCAACCTAAAGCCGCCGTCATGTAAAGTCAAGCTATCGGGTCAAATGTCTCGCGAATTTAAGATAACACCGATTCCTGCTTGCTAGTAGCGTGCTAATAGCATTTATTTGCCTGTTACTTTCATCCAGAACCTGCTACCGCAGGAACAAGAATAGGCGGGTACGGTGGTTTCCTCTGAAAAGTAATGTAACGCCCCACACTTGGCGCAACGCCAAACCTTGGATTTAATCCGCTCCTCGGGCTTAGGATCGATCCTATCAGGAAACCGCCCAATCTTTCGTATAACATCGTGTTCATCCATAAGGCCAATTACTCCCTTATCACTGCTTATAAAATCTAACCGCATCCGCCTTCCCCTGTAAAACCTGGATGGCATCCCGCAGGCGGCCAATAACACCCACATACTTATAGTTGACAGGCCTCGCTATAACCCACCGGCCATCAATACAAACCTGAGTGTCCTTTAGATCGTCTGCCTTCAACATTTATTTCAGACCACCTTCCGCAAGGGTAATTTCATCCTGCTTTCGCCTTCTCAACTCGTAACCGGCCCAGTAGTACCGCTTCCAAAATTCCCGCCGGCGGCGCTCCTCTGTCTGGGCAATCGTTTCCTCGGCCAGAAGGCCGCGGAAAAATACCACAGCTATACCATGCTCATAATCAATGCTAAACCGGTCGAGACCACCCGCTTCAAGCCTAGTCTTTATATCCCTGTAGGTGACCACTCAGTCCACCTCCTACTTTTTACGACGTCTGGTGCCAGCCGCTCGAACGCCCTCAACGGCCATAACTCCGCAGTCCGCACAGGCCCAAGCCTTTTGCTCGCCTTTTACATTGGTCATGATGGTGTCAGGGATCATCTTCCCTCGGCGAGGGAATTCTCTCGGGTCGCTGCACGGCACATGCCACCAGTAACCAGACTCGAAAACGAATTGGCGATTATCCGCACTTTGCCGCCCCATCCATCCGGTCTCCTTCCTTGCCCCTTGCTTTTAGTTTCTCAACGATCCGGTTCATATGTTCGGTAGCCACCGCCTGGGCATTGATCGCCTCGGCCAAGGCAGGGTTTACAAAATTCCGGCTCACCCGTCCATTGTCATACATGATCTTCCCTCGCTTCCGCCATATGTTTTTGTGGCGGCACTCGACCTATCGAAGCCACATCGTCTTCTACCACAAGGATCCGCCTGACTCCCACAACCAGCTTGGTCCCAGTTACTCCTGGTATACGAAACCGGGAACCCGCTCTTAAATCAGTTTTACTAAGGAAACCCGCCACCAACGACCTGTCTTGTATGACAATATCGGAGAATGCTGCGTCAAAAAGCAAGTCTGACCCGGTTATAGTATCTTCGCCTTGTTTTCCCGCGGCCAGTAATGCCGCCGTAAAAAATCCAGCCATTCCTCCTAAGATTCCTGCTATGATTACCCATAGGATATTCACCGGGTGTCCCTCCTTTATTCGGCCCTTGCCTGTTCCATGTAGCAAACCTCGTAAGTATGCTCGGCAAATAACTCCAAGCAGCCAAAATCGGCACGTTCTACTGCCATCTCGAGGTATTTCGGATTTAGGTCAATATAAATACTGCTGCGTTCTAGTCTTTTGGCCACGATTGATACCGTACCAGCTCCTCCGAAGCAATCAAGAACAACACTCGAGCCGGTACCATCGTTGTCAGAGCAAGAACAAGTAGGAGTCCAACCCTCGGTTTGTGCCATGGTAGGTTGCCAAGGAACGCTTGATCCAAAATGGCTATTAATTCTATCGCTACTTCCGAGCTTGCGTTCTTTATTACCGCTGCCTTTGCCTGGTGCCGGCAATGATTTGCCCATTACTCTTTTCCATGGCGATCCGCACTCAGGGCAGGCCATGGGGCTTGTCCCGGCTAAAATGCACGGCTCTACCAACCCTTGGGGAAAGGTAGCAAAATGGGCCTCGGGAAACGGTTCCGGCGATATGGTCCACACATCCCGTTTATTACGTCCTCCTGTAGTATCAAGAGACTTAAAACCCTTGTGTGGCTGAATCGCCCCGTCTTTATTCCAAGGTTCGTTGGACCTATCACGGCCAGTGGATTCGGGACCATAGCGCTTATCATAAAGATGGCTAACCGCTTCTTCTTTTATCGCCTCGGCATCATAGTAGTAGGTCCTATTCTTAGTAAAAAGAAAGACATACTCGTGCGATCTGGTGGGCCGGTCGGTTACGCTTTCTGGCATCGGGTTTGGTTTTGCCCATATAATATCGCTCCGCAAATACCACCCATCAGCCTGGAGGGCAAAAGCTGTGCGCCAAGGAATGCCAACCAGGTCTTTAGCCTTGAGTTCCCCAGCCAGCCTCGATGTAACAGGTCTGGAGATCTTCTCGCAATTTCCACCAAACCGCCTTGCCTCAATATCGTCCCTTGCATAAGACATTGCACCCCATGAACCGGCGTAACTATCCCCTAAGTTCAGCCACAACGTGCCATCGTTTCGTAAAACCCGCTTTACTTCATGGAAAACCGCCAACATCTTGTCCACATATTCATCAGGCGTTGCTTCTAAACCATACTGACCTTCGATGCCGTAGTCACGAAGTCCCCAGTAGGGAGGAGAGGTAATACAACAATGAACACTTTCCTCAGGAAGGCTTCGCAGAACCCGGAGGGCATCCCCACAGTAAAATGCATGATGCGTCTTGGTTATGATCCCCATCTTTTATTCACCATCCAGTAGTGACTGCCTGTGTAATTCGCCGGCTCCGGCAGCATCGCCACATCCTCCAGGATCCAGACGTAGCATCAGCGACAGTCCACCAAAAATGCCTTCACTTGTCCCGTCCAAGAGCCTTGGCCACTGTCACATGCTCCGCCTCGGCCTCCCTTAATTCCTTAATGCGCTCTGACCAATAGCGCCCCGTTTCTCCGTACAACCATCGGTCTGTGGCAGGCGCAAAAGCCCAATGATGGAGAAGTTCTTTATAAGACATGTTGTCTATATACTGCTTGTTAGCCGCGGTCAACTTCATTCTGCCTACTCCTTTCCGGAATTTGTTCCCATTCCTGCCCGTCCAACAGGCGCCCAGCAGCTTTCTTGCCAACCTTTAGCGACACATGTCGGCCATCCCATTCATGGGACCCAACACGATTAAAACTACTGCTCCCGTTTTGGTACTTACACCACAAGGGGCGATCGTATAGCCAACTAGTTGCTTCTCCAGGTACCCATTCTCCCCAGCCCTTGAAAAAGAATGGCGTTCCTGTTTCCTGAGATTGATCTCTTAAACTTCGTATCCAATCAATGTGACAAGGCCTGGCACCCGGGCCACTCTCACCGCCACATATTACCCAGTCTATTTTCGCCCACGATAAAGTTTGCCACTCGCAGCCATGTTCCATGGCCTCTGCGCGCTCATAGTACAGTCCACCAACAGCATCAATACGACCCCACCCAAACTGATCTCCACCGATACGAGTCAGGTCCACCGGCCCCAGCATCGGCTCTACCGAAACGAACCTTATTGCTGCTGGTATCTGGAGCAACCGTGGTATTCGCCCATCGGCAGTCTTTTGGTTCTCCACTGACACGCCTAGCCACAGATTAGGGAGGTAGTCCCCGCCACCAAGTTCACGCACGGGAACCTCTGGAGTTACACTATACAATTTTTGTTGCAGGTTCTGAGGTCTTTTGGTCAATACTATAAACGTGTGTTGCGGACATGCGGCGATAACCTCCAGTACTCGGTCGATAAATGCTTCTGGAATATCGTCGTGGAAAAGGTCACTCATGCTGTTCACGAAAATCCGCCGCGGCTTCTTCCACCGCAAAGGTTCTTCCAATTTTTCCGGGTGCAACGTCACCCGAAAAGGATCGTCCTCCGGATACCCGCACCGACCGGCCAGGCGGCGGGAAAACCGCTTGGCATAGCAGTTGGCACAGCCGGCGCTGACTTTGCTGCAGCCGGTCACAGGATTCCAGGTTTCCCCTGGAGTGCCCTGTGGATTTTTAACCCATTCTATTTTCGTACTCACCATTCCACCTCCTAAACCATCTCTATAGGCGGCATTGGTAGGTAGACATTTTGCGGCCGCCATAGATGCAGAACGTAGGGGTGATTATTTACATAGTCCACCTTGGCTGGGTGGTATTGCACCACGCATTCATCCTCCCGAAAGAAGATATCTTTTATCTCGCACATCTCTCCCCAGGTGCAACAGCGGTTTTTATAGCTCACCGAAACGTGGTCCCAGCCATCGCCCCAGCTAAATACGACCATCACCGGTTTGCGGCTTCCAGCGAGATATGTGATTGCCCACCCGCCATCTTCGCCGACCTCTTGTATAATTAGTTTTGAGTTTTGCTTGATCTCCTCGAGTGATTTCACGGGTTTACCACCTCGAAATCAACGACCCATACCTCGGCGTCGGGATTCCACCACCCGTAAATCCGCTTAAAAACCTCCTTGTAAGCCTCGACAGTCGGGTAGCCTTCCCTTTTTGCATCGTCCTCCGAGATGTCCCCCAGGCGCTCCTGGTGGACGAAGACAATGCGGAGTAGGGCAAAAGGCTTGCTGCCTTTGCTAAAATTTAGTTTGGCCTGATGTATGGACCCCAGGCGCCACCGGCGTTTACCGGTGCGCCTGGTTTGGGTCTTTTCACCCCACAGAATAGGATCGACGTGTTCGGGCTTAAAAAGGATCATCTTAAATCATCACCCCCGCTTCGGCGCCGCAAACTTGCTCCAAAAATACGTGCGCCATTTGTAGCCGATGTTCGAGGTCTTTAGCCAATTTCTTCGCTTCAGCAACAGGATACTTTTCTGCCCTGCACCAGAACCCGCCCGCCAAGAAACATCTTTGCTTTTCTTTGGGATAGCGAGAAGTGGCGATGATAAGCTCTTGAATAGGCTCAACGACCGCTCCTTCTAATCCTTCGTCATTCGGTATATTCAGGATCCTGAATACATTACCGTTATACCCATCCCAAATAATATCGCCCACCTTAAAACGAACATCCGGGCAATGATATTTTGTTATGGGCGCCATATTTATCACCACCTATTACTTTTTTTCATCTTGATTGGTTCCTGTCTTCTGGTTTCATGTAGCTGTCACCAGGTTTTTCCGCGATTCCGCAGGATCTTTAATCACTTGATAATCATGTTCATCAAATAGCTCCCGCTGATTAAAGTCCATCCGGGAAAGAGCTATTCTTAGGTAATCATCGTTGGTATCGATATAGATACTATTTCGCAGTAATTTCTTGCACGCTACAGACGTGGTACCAGAACCTCCGAAGGCATCTAACACAATATCCCCCTCATTGCTGCTATACATAATCCACGGCTCTATCACAGTCAACGGTTTCTGAGTGGGATGAATACTTCGTTCCCTGCCGCCACAAATCGGATGCTCTATGAAGTTCTCCTGCTGGCCAAGCTGCCAATTGAAAGTATGTCCAGAACCGGTGTTCTTGGTGGCAAAGACAAGTGCCTCGGTAGCCGACATAAAATTCACCTTGCGCATCTGGGGAACAGGGTTGGTCTTATGCCAAATGATTGTATTCCGAATGAACAAACCGTAGCGTTCTAATAGTTTGGCCAGGATATATGTTCTTTCTTTGGGAAAGAAGGAGTAAAAAGAACCGCAGGGCCGAAGTAACCTGGCCGCTTCCTTTATACCAACTCCCAATGCATTTTCTTGTATCAACGCCCTTGTCGTGGATGATGCTTACCATCTCGTTATGGCGCCTGCCTTAAATAATCCCAGCTGCTT